GGCATATCATTATATATTACAACCTTTATTAACATTTGTTTTATATAGTTTTGGTAACGAAATAATATTGCCAACATTTGATATGGGAACTTTAACAACAGTATTACTTGGGATGCTCGGTCTTGGAGGAATGCGTAGTTTTGAAAAGGTAAAAAGAAGTGCCTAAAAGAACAATTACATTAAATCGCTTTGAAAAAGGTTTAGATAGTAAGAGCTCTCCTAAAGATTTAGGTGAAGGCTTTTTATCTGCTGCAACAAACATAGATGTTAGTGCTGTTGGTAGAATTACTAATTTAGGTAGTTTTAATAATGATTTAGATGCGCAAACTAATTTAACTGGAATAGCTAATTTTGAACCTGGATATGGATTATTCAGAATTAATATAGATGCTCCACCAGAAGCGAGTGGTGCAGCTGGAGAATATTTAGTCCATACTGACGGCGATGGCGAAGTCAATATTGGAAACAAAACTGTAGCTTTTAATGCTTGGAATGGAGCAGATTTAGGAAGTGATACTGATAACTGTAAGCCAGTATATTATTATGCAGATGGTGGTTTGCGTATTGCAGATGCACATTTTGGGAATACCAATAATAAGCAAATTGCTTTACAAAGATTAAAAAGAACAGAAGCAGCTACTCCTTACAATGCTCTTTCAGAACAAATGGATTTAATTAACGAAGGATTTGCTGGACCAGTAAATGCAGACTTTGAAGATAGTGACGCTAAAGATTGTGTGGCTGCAGCTAGTGGAGCAGAAGACGGAGAAAATCCTAGTTCTGACTTTTTAGTACAAACATTGCCTAGCGGAACAGATGGGTTATGGCCTGCAAGTACTTATGCATTTGGAGTAAGTTATGTTTATTATGGAAACCAAGAATCGTTAGTATCTACTGGATTAACAAATATATCAGCAGACGGAACTATTACATTAACAGATGGACAGTTTCCAAATATTAGTGTTTCTATAGGAGAAGGTGATATTAAGTTAGATGAAATACAAGGAATGAGAATTTACTTAAGAGATAATAACAACCCAGATGATGAATGGACTTTATTATTAGAAATAGATTTTGAACAAGGTTCAAGAATATCTTTAGCAGATGAATTTGACCCTTTAGTTAGTATAAGTAGTGATACTTATTTTGTAACAAGCGATTCTAAAAATGTAAATGCTGATAATAGAGCATATGCAGTAAAACAACCAGGTCTTGATACATATGCTACAATAAATGGGTATAATACAGACGAAAAAGAAATTAGTTTTAATGGAAATGCTGCTTATGGATATAAAACAGCGGTGGTAGCAAATCAAAGAGCTTTTGTAGGAAATGTTTTATATAAAGACTCTGTTGGAGAACCTAGACAAATGGGAGATAGAATACAATATACTCCTGTTAGAAAATATGATATATTTCCTCAAAGTTATTATTTAGATATTGGAACAAATGATGGAGATGAGATTGTTAAGCTAATAGAATTTAACGATAAACTATTTGTATTTAAGAAGAATAAATTATTTATTATTAACATCGCTTCAGGTTCTGATGCTGGTTGGTATGTAGAAGGAGAATTTTTAAACAGAGGAGTTGAACATCCTGGAGCTGTAACAAAGTCTGATATAGGAATAATTTGGGCAAATAAAGATGGATTATTCTCATTTGATGAAGAAATAAGAAAACTGTCTGCTAGTATAAAAGATACAGATTGGAATAGCGCTATCACTTCCAATGTTATAGTAGGATTTATACCAGTTAAAAATCAGGTTGTTGTAGTTAATAATTCAAATACTGCAACTCCATCTGGCTATATTTATGATTTACAGACAAATTCAATCGTTGAAATTGACCACGAAAGCGTATTACATAATGATGAAATAAGTAACTTTGTTATGTTTGATGATAAGCTTTGTTGTATGGCCCAAGACGGAGATACAAAATATTATAATCCAGCACCAGCAGGTCAAAGTAATTTAGTAGTTGATTTAGGAGAAATTGATTTTGGAATGCCTTCTGTAGAAAAAAGATTTTATAAAGTATACATAACTCATATAGGCGGAGATAATATGCAATTATTTGCAAATTACAATGGAGCTTCTCCTGGAACTAACGATATTTTTGATAGTAACAACTTTAGTAGTAGCAGTGCTTTAACAACTCAAGAGTTTAAAGTAACAAGCCCAACAGACAAAAAGTCTATTTCGTTAAGAATCACAGATGACGGAAGCAATGCTGTACAATCAGATTTTGAAATACAAGATATATCAATTAACTTAAGACCGATGGGGCAAAGATAATGTCATTAGTAAGAGGAAGAAGAGTAGCTGGTACAAATAAACAGGTTAAAAGAGGTGCAGTAGCCAAGTCTGACCTAAAGAATGGCGAAGAGATGATACAATACCATAACGGAAGACTTAAAATTATAAGAAAAGAATTTGGAAAAATGTTTGAACTAGAATTTGTTCAAGCAAAAGGAAAAGCTGAACAAAAAGAATTAAAAACATTTGCTAAAAACTCTGATGTAAAGAAGCCCTCAAGAAATGCTCTAAAAGTTTTTTCAGGCGGTGTTAGAGCTGGTGAAGGTAAAAATTTCTATGGCTCTGTTCCTCCTGCTGGAGATTCAGATGTGCTAGCTACGGAGTTTGAAGTTGCTCCAGACGGAGAAAGTTTAATTCTTAAAGGATAATTATGAATAAAGTTTTAAAGAAACATATTGACAAGAATAGAGGAAATTGTGTATTTTACATTGGTGAACTACATCAAGACATTCTTGCTAATTTTTACCCTAATATTTATAAAAGGAGAAACAATGGGTGTAAACAACAATCAAATTAAAAGTTTAATTAAAGATGTTTGCGTCCAGATGGGAGAGAAATATGCGCAACCTAAGGCATTGGATATTGTGTATGCAACTGGACTTGTGGAAAGCAAGTACGAATACATTGAACAGATTGGAGAAGGTCCAGCAAAAAGCTTCTGGCAAGTGGAACCAGAAACTGCTGTGGACAACTGTATTAACTTTATATCGTTACGCCCTGAACTTCTTCAAAAGTCTGCAGATATTCTTAATATCGACCCTTATTATTTTATTGACGCTGACATTGATGATTGGGACTGGATTCTTCGTACTAATGTTGCTGCTGGTGTGTTGCATTGCAGAATTAAGTACTGGCGTGTACCAGAACCTATTGAAGATGGGAATATGGGACTTGCTAAATATTGGAAAGAACACTACAACACAGAACAAGGAGCAGGAACTGTAGAACATTTCTTGCATTTAACAGAAGGTAAATTATAATGAGTAGAGCTAGTTTTTATACAACAGTAAACAGGCTGCAACAACAGCAAAATGTAGAAGGAGCTGAATTAAAAGCTCGTCTAGGAATTGATGTAACTCAAGAAGCTCAAAATATTGATGCTGCTCAAAGAAGCTATCAAGAGCAAACCGATAGAGCGTCTCTAGAAATGGCTAGGAATGAAAGAAAAAGAAGTAAGTGGGGCCTAGGTGGTACATTAATAGGATTTGCTTCATCATTTGCGAATCCAATAGGGGCTATTGGCGGAGCTTTAATAGGAGGTCTTGTCTCTGGTCTTGGTAGAAGTAGCGTTAAACCTTATTCTGGAACAATAGCAAATACATTGCCTGGAGGAGACTTTCACAATGAAGCAAGAATGGATTTATCTTCGTCTGTTGACGCAACAAATTCTTTTATATCAGATGCGGTACAAGGACAAAATTTATTAAATTGGACAAACGCATTAAGCGATGCAGTAACAACTTATCAGCTTGGAAAGGAAGTTCCTTCAATGAAAGAAGGTTTTCGTGACTGGGCTGTAGGAAAACCTACAGGAGGAGAACTTGATTCTGAAGGAAATTTAATAGGAACTCCTACATATGAAGGCGGAAGAAGTAAAGAAGGAAGAGGACTATTTCAAGGTAAATTTGGCGAGAAAATGAGAAAGAACCAACTACCAAAATATAAAGAAAAATTAATGAATGAAAAATTAAAACGAATGTTATTGGGAGAAGGAGAGGTTGCATAAAATGGGTATGTATGATGATATATTAAAAAAAATGCAAGGAAGTTTTATGCAAAACAATCCAAAGTTGTTTGGTAAGCCAGGAGGTTTTTCAAACCAAAACTTTAATTTTAATGACCCAGATGTTATTAAACCAGGCGGAGGAGCAACAGGCGGAGGAACTGGAGGCACAGATGGAGATGTACCTGGACCAACGGGACCAACAGGAACTGGAGGTTCTAATGTTACAGCTGGACAAACGACTTATGGAGGTCAGTATCAAACAGATTTTAGTTCTTCGGGAGGAAATACTTTAGGAGACACTCTTTCTGGATATGGATATGATTCAGGATTTTTATCAGACCCTGGAGCTCAATTTGGATTTGGAGCGGGAACAAACTATTCTAAATATTTTGGAACATTTGACGTAGGTGGATACGAGGACGCTTTATCTTCTTTAGGGCAACTTCAAGAACAAAAATTTAAAGATATTGGTAAACAATATGAATATGGAAAAGGCCAATTACAGGGAAGTTTACAAGACACTTTGCTTGAAATGATGGGAGAACAAAGTGTTACTGGACTTGTTGGTGGTAGAGCTGGAAAAAGAGTAGGTATGACAAGAGAACTTGGTGAAAGCAAATTTAGTGACTTAGGAAGACAGACTGAAGCTAAATATGGCGCAGCTGAAGAACAAACCGCTAAACAATTAGGGATGTTAGAAGGGACTTTAGCTGACTTTATTACAAAGCAACAAAACATTGCTTTGAATATAGAAATGTCTGACCCTACAGAAACAGGCGGTACTGATTCAGGAGGTTGGAAATCTGTTCCAAAAGGAACTGCAATGACAGCTTCTCAATTAAGTGCTTATCAAGGAAAATTTGGAGACCTTACTAATGGTACTGCAGCTTGGAATGCCTTTGTTGGCTTGGCTCATTCAAATCTTAGCGAAGCTCACTTAAACGAATTAGCGCAAGCTATATATGACCAATATCAAGGAAACGAAGAAAGCGGAGAAGAAGATGGCTAGAAACCCAATATACCCAAGAACAGCTGGAGAAACAGCTGTAGACAGATTTTTAAATAATACTTTACCTAGACTTATTGACGCAAGGCAACAAAGAAGAAAAGAAGATGAGGCTATAGAGTATCAAAAAGAAAGAGATAGTGTACAAGACGCTCAATGGCTCAAAACTTATGAGATGAATAAAGGCTTAAAGCTTAAAGACGAAATTAATACTTTTAATGATGATTCAAGAACTGTTGTTGCCGATGCTCGAGATTTATATAGGCAAGGCCTCTGGTCAGAGGCTGTTTCTTTGGCAAAGGGACAACTTGAAAACGTTGATAATTTACCTCTAACAGACGAACAAAGAAAAATGGTTAAGACCGATAACCTTACAATACACATAAATAAGTGGAAAGAACAAGGTCCGAAAGTTGCAGAGTATCTAAAACATAAAAAAACTATGAACAGCAATGCTCCTCAAGTTGCAAAAAAAATGTCACACGATTGGATGCATACTAACGTAGCAGACCTTGATACTTACTGGAAAAATGATTTTACAGATTCTAATAAGGCGTGGAGAAGCGATACCAATAATGAATTTTTAATCAACTATGGAGGTTTTGAATATCGAGAAGAAGTTGTTAATTTAATGAATACTTTAAACCAAGCAACTGGTTTTGAAGCTTTTGCTGATAAAATTCAAAAAACGATGACCCAGGGAGGTGAGGGCTCCAGCATTTTTAAAATCATAAGAGATAAAGATGGATTTCTTAAGATAGACCCAAATGATGCTAACAACACTATTACATATGCGGATGCTGACCCTAAACAGCGTCAGAACTATAAAGAGTGGTATTATCAGAATGACCCTAGTATACAGGCTATTGAGGCGGAAGCTATTGAAGCTTTTGGGAATAATTTAGCGGTTACAGGAATTCTTGATAATGAAACACAGTTCAATCAATTTCTTGGCAGTTTGACATCGGACGTAAGGGAAGACTTTCTTAACAACTATCTTATGCTAGAGGCACAGAATACAAAGGAAGTTACAGTATATAATAAAGACGGACTAGAACAAAAAGTGCTGCTGTACAATAATCAAGAAGAATTTACAAAGGGAATAAAAGATTCAAAGTTTAACATCTCAGAAGAAGAGTTAAAAACGTTTAGTGGTGGTTTACAGACAGATGAACAACAGTTAAAGGCGCAAAAAGAACAACTAAAGGAATCAGGAGATGATTCTCTTGAAGGTTTCTTCTTAACAAAAGTAGCTGCAGATAACTCTAGTAAATCCTCTCTCGAAGACCAGGTACCTGTTCCCGAGGAATGGACTAACGTTTGGTTCCCAGGAATGAAAGGCCTTCCAAGAGGTATCGAAAGTTCATATAATTATAAAGAATCAATGGCAGAAGTAACAAAATTTCATAAAACTTGGAGAGATAGTACTGAAAAGAATAAAAAAAGGTCTACAAACGCTTCTAGAATATCGGGCGACTACGAGAAATATAAATTTCACGTTGAAAGACATAATAAGATGTTTCCAGACAATCAATTACCTTTAAATCCGATTCCTTTTGATGAGCTTGAAAGAATGAGCT